CGCTGAAAAAGGCAATGGAGCAATGCTTCCAGCCTATCGTACAGACGGTACGACAACAATGGGTGGTGAATACATCGACGAACAAACGCAACAAGGGCGCTTGCTTGAGAAATCAACAGATGAGCACTCAATCGAGTTGACTCAATATCTCGCGCCTAAAGATCCGTCAGTTCAAGTCATTCTTGACGCGCAAAAAACAGGGGAATCTGTAAAAATTTGGCGCGTTATCGTTGACGAGTCAGTTAAAGATACTTCAACCGGGAAAGATACTTATCCAGCACAGTTTGGATATGGTAAGATCACAGACGACGTAGAATTTACTGACGCGATTGATGGATTCGTTGAATTGAACTATACAGTGGGTATCGTTGGACGTCTTCGTGATGGTAAGTTCCCACTTTCAGCGGACGAAATCGCAATGTTAAACGACGTTTACGAGTACCAAAACCCGGGCGAAACAACAGGCGATTACAACAATATCACACGCTAATTTTCAAGCAAAGGGGCTTCGATCGCCCTTTTGCTTTTATTTTTTTGACAAAAAAGGAGTTATTCAATGGAATTTACAGTCGGAAGTCGCACAATCGAAATCAAATTTGATTATATGACCATGTACAAGGTCAATCGTGACTTGGGATCTCAAGGACCAGACGGCACACGTAACGAAGACGGGGTCGGTGCTCTATTCCTTCGTGTGGTTGACCGTAACGATTCGGCTCTTGTGGATCTTATCAAGCTATGCGCGAGCAAAAAAGCGAAAGCCGTAAGCGATGAAGAAGCTATCAAGGCAATCGCGGACAAAATGGAAGATCTCGGAGCGGAAAGCACAGAGCCACTTTTTGAAGCACTTGAAGAAGAGATGGTCGAATCTGGTTTTTTCAAAGAGAAAGTTTCGAAATACTTAGAAAATCTCGAGCTGGGATTGAAGTACCTCAAAGCAAAAGCAGAAACAGCGGACGACAAGGCACAAGCGGAACTTCAGATCGAGCAGACGGAGGCGCAAATTGGGCGCTTGAGAAACGCAATCTCTTAATAGAGTGTGCGCGTTTGGGTCTAACGGATCCGAATATTATTTTTTCATGTACAAAGAACGAGCTCGACGCAATTCGCGAGGGCCTTTATTATCGAGCGATCGAAGAGAGGGAAAACCTCGTCGAGCTTGCTTTTAACTTACGCTATACGCTAAACGCTAAAAAAGCGGACTTCGGTAAGTTGAGCAAGAAAAAGGATCGCGAGAAAGTCCGACGTCTATTCAGACAGCGCGAAGAGCGCGGAAGCTCTCAAGGTATGCTCGAGAAGATCGAGCGTCTTAATGAACATTTCAGAAATAGATAGATAGGAGGTGGGGCGATGGCGTTTGACGGATCAATAGAAGCAATTATCGGCGCGGATTTAACCGGGTATGAAAAAGCAATGAGCGAAGTCGTAAGCTCAACGCGTAAAGCATTTCAAAACGCGGCACAGGAAGCGTCAAAGAGCGCAAATCAGATGATTCGTGAAGTCGGTCAGCTTATGAACCGGCTCGCAAACAGCAACCAGAATATCGGATCCAAGATCGGCCAAGGTTTGACCGGTGGATTCAAAATCGCCCTCGGAGAGTTACAGCGTATCTCTTCTAACATCGGCGCAAAATTACCTGACCCCATACGAAAGGCATTTACTCGCGTTTCGGCTGATATCAAGTCAGTTTTAGGCGCGATGAAGAATGACGTCGCGACACTTGGGGCCGGCATTAATTCCAAAATCAAAAAAGCGTTTGACTTTAATATTTCAAACGCGATCAAATCGCCAAAGAGCGCGTTTGCTGAGATGGCAAACAGCGTTGACTCTATGGCGCAACGGATCAGCTCAAAAGTCCACAGTATCGGCTCGGTCTTTACTAATTCGGCTAACAATATGTCCGGATCGTATAAGACGGCCTTCGGTGCGATTGGGGACGCTATGGCCCGGCTCGAAGCTCGTATTCAGTCCGTGGCTGGCAATCTTACAAGCGCGCTTGGTCAAAAGGTATTGAACCCGATCAACTCTTCGTGGTCCAGTATGTTTACCAACTTAACGAGCAAGGCGAACAGCTTCGCGGATCGGGTTCAAAACTCTTTCGGTGGTAAGATTCTTTCTTCCGTCAACAACCTCGCGAGCAACGTAAGCGGGAAGCTCGGAAACGCGTTCCACACGACGGGGCAAAAGGCTGTCAGCGCGTTAACTGGGATTGTAAACCATACCAACCAAGCGGCGAGCGCGTCAACTAACTTAGTGAAGCAAGTTTTAGGCGTGGCTGCTGCTTACAAACTCTTTGATCTTGGTAAACAAGCAATCAAGAGCACTGTTTCGAAAGCTGCTGAATTTGAAGCCAAAATGAGCAATATCAAGGCCGTTACTGGTGAGAGCGCGGAAACGATGAAGAAATTCAACGACGCCGCAATTAAAGCCGGAGCAGATACAGCTTTCAGCGCAGCGGACGCAGCGGACGCAATCGGCGAACTTGCAAAAGCCGGGGTATCGACGAAAGATATTCTAAACGGCGGTCTTACGGCGTCCCTTAACTTGGCCACGGCTGGGGAATTGGACTTGAAAGAAGCTGCTGAAATCACGTCGACAGCCTTAAACGCGTTTAAACGCGACGGCATGACGGCCACACAGGCAGCAAACCAACTCGCGGGAGCTGCTAACGCGTCAGCGACAGACGTCCACGAGCTGAAATATGGTCTTTCCATGGTCGCTCCGGTCGCTTCTGGACTTGGTCTATCGTTCCGAGATACCACAAACGCCCTCGCAGTATTCGCTCAAAACGGGCTCAAGGGATCAGACGCCGGTACATCACTTAAAACTATGCTTATGAATCTGCAACCGCAGACGAAAGCACAAACGAACATGATGAAAGAACTCGGTATCATTACAGCCGATGGCTCGAACCAGTTCTTCACGGCTGAAGGTAAGATCAAGTCATTCGCTGAGATCTCTCAAGTTTTGAAAGATCGACTCGGCGGACTTACCGACGCAGAAAAACAAATGGCCTTGAAAACCATGTTCGGTACCGACGCAGTGCGTGCTGCAACTATCGCGATGAACGAGGGAGCAGATGGCGCTAACAATATGCAAGCCGCTATTGACAAAGTAAGCGCAGCTCAAGTGGCAGCCGAAAAGCTCAACAACTTAAAAGGGGCCGTCGAGGCCTTGAGTGGTTCTTGGGAAACACTTCAAATCAAAGTAGGAACGGCAGTCTTGCCAGTTCTTACGACACTCGTAAAATGGATTGACAAGCTAGTAGATAAGCTGTCCAATTCACAAGGGCTACAAAAGTTTTTAGACGCCCTCAATTCGTTAAACCCGGCTTTGAATCAATTCCTAAACGGAACTAAAATGTCAGACGAACAAGCGAATAAATTTAAAGGGACCATGCAAGCCGTTACGCCAGCCGTTACTGCTCTAATTGGTGCTTTTGCGTTTGGTCCAGCGGTCCGCGGACTAACTTCGCTTACTGGTGTTATGGGGGTCGTTGCGATGAAAACAATGGCCCTTGGATCGGTCGCGTCAAGTGCATTTAGCACGGCCGGCGGATTTATTTCGAGTTTCGTCGGTAAGATCGGCGGTATTCCGGGCGCTCTTGGTGGAGCAGCTTCGCAAGGTTTATCAGTCCTTGGAATGATGACAAGCGGGATCGCTTCCGTTATGGGAATAGCCCTCGCGTCAATTGGTCCGGCTGCTATTTTGGGGCTTGTCCTCACTGGCCTTGGCCTGATTAACCAGCAATTCGGAAAACAGATCGATCAGTTGATTACCTTGGTAACGACTAAAGGGCCGATGATTATTCAAAACCTTGTAAACGGGATCACTAGTCAATTACCGAGTCTTATTGCTTCGGGTGCTGATCTGGTGGCCAAACTCGCGCAAGGATTCGCGACAATGTTCCCGGTTATCGTTGACGCTGGGGTTCAGTTGATAGCTAGTCTGGTTCAAGGTGTGGGCCAAAATGCGGGATCTTTGATTTCGTCCGCGGTAACGATTATCGGGACTTTAGTAAATAGCTTACTTTCAGCATTGCCACAGTTGCTCGCTATTGGTATGCAGTTGCTTCTCAGCATTACGGAAGGTATTTTGCAAAACATACCGCAAATTCTTTCGACAGCGCAACAGATTGTAACTAACTTTATTACGAATATGCAAGCGCAATTCCCACAGATCCTAGAACAAGGGATCCAAATCTTGATGAACGTCGTAAATGGTATCGTTCAAGCCTTACCAGCGATCATTGAGATGGGAACGCAAGTCATTATCGGCTTTATGCAAACGATCTTGTCAAATTTGCCAACGATCTTGCAAGGTGGTATCCAGTTAATCGTGACGCTCGTCCAAGGTATCATTAGTTCATTGCCACAGATCGCCCAAAGCGCAGTACAGATCATCGGTCAGATGATTCGTGGGTTTGCTCAAGCTCTTCCACAACTTCTTATGGCTGGGATTCAATTAGTCGTACAGCTCGCACTTGCGATCGTTAAAGGCTTGCCGAATATCGTTTCGGCTGCTTGGGAGATCATTAAGGGCTTCGGTGAAGCCTTACTTAATTTCATTCCTAACGCTTTGAAAGCCGTCGCGGACGCTATCGGGAATTTCTTCGGTGGTATCTGGGACTGGATCACTGGTAAGTCTGACGAAGGCGGTAAGAAAACCGAAGAATCAATCAATAATACCGCCGAACATATCAAGACGAAGAGCTCAGAAACGACGACACAGTTAAGTACCGACGCTTCAACCGCTAGCACCAACGTGTCGACGTCATACAATCAGATGAGCGCGAACACGATCGCGTCAACGTCTAACATGAGTCTTGGCGTTACGGCTAATATGTCTCAAATGTCCACAAATGCGATGGACAGTACAACTCAGTTGCAACAGACCGCCTCGACGAACTTCGGCCAGTTAAATACTGACGGAACAATGAATATGCAACAGCTTGCTGCAAACGCGGACGCGTCATTTAACCAGATGAACGCAAACGCACTCGCACAGACTGGCCAGATGAATACAGGCGTAACGACTAATATCGGCCAGTTAAACGCGAACGCAAGTAACGAGTTAAACCAATTGATGAACAATGCGAACGCGAGCACGACGGGAGTCAACACGGCTGCAACTACTAATGCGCAACAAGCGAGCGCGAACGTTGTCGCAAACTTCCAACAAATGCAAACGGGAGCGACGAGCGCTACAAATGCTATGGCTATTAGT